GACATTCCATCCCGCTACGAACATTTTGGTTCATCCTGTGGGAGGCCTCCTAAACTCAAATCTTGTGGTTTTAATGCCAGCAGGATACGCAGTTGCTGGAGTGGATTTGTTAAGCGATATGGATAATCTTAAAATGTTCTACAGCGTTGATTTTGACGAGGTTAGGCTTCGTTGTAATTTTAAAATTGGGGTACAATTAGCGTGGCCTCAGTTTGTAATCACTAACGGACTTACATAATAAACCGACTTGAATAAGTCAAAAAATTAAAAAACAAAAGTTATGAGTTTTTCATCTTGCTTCGTATCAAGTTCAATCTGTAAAGGATGTAGGGACGCTGTCGGGGGGGTAAAAAATGTCTATGTAGTCGCAGGCTGCGTGACTGGCACAACCCAAAATGGCGACCAAGAAATCCTTACAGTTGGTGCTACAGGCGGAACTGTTTATCAGTTCCAAGTTGAGAAAAATACATCTAACTTTGTTGAGACAATCCAAGCGAGTTTAGAAAATGGTACTGTGGTGTATAATCAAGTTGTAAATCTTGTATTCTTGAAATTACAACAATCTACAAGAAACCAAATAAAACTCTTGGCTCAAAATACCAATATGAAGGTATTTGTTGAGACAAACGAAGGTGATATTTTTTATCTCGGTGAAGATTTCGGTATGGCTCTACAAACGGGTACTGCTGAAACTGGAACCGCATTTGCGGACAGATATGGATACACGATTGTTCTTGAAGGTTTTGAAAAAGAAGGTGCTAAAAAATTAGCAGGTTCTCTTCAATCAACCCTCGTAGGACTTTCTTTATCTACTTGTCCTTGCTAAAAATACAAATATGGGGAGGGTAATACCTCCCCTTATTTCAGCCACATTTATTTATGAAAGGAAGAATAGACAAAAAGTTATGGGGTGTTTTGGGTAAGCAACAAACCTACTTCTCACCACAAAAACAAGTAGAAGGAAAAACAAAGGTAGCATTAAATGCTAATTCTTTTGATAGTTGGGACGCCAAAAGGTCAAGATTTAAGAGAGTTGATGGTTATGAAAATCGTATCCAACAACACGGAGTGGTACCTGAAATAAGTTCAGCACCTGTATCAAGTCCCACACCCACACCAAGTTTCACGCCTACACCAAGTTTCACACCAACACAAACTTTAACACCGTCAATCACACCTTCATCAACACCTTACCCAATTATTCAACCTTCTTTATGGTTTGACGCAAGTGATAGTTCAACTATGAACTTGATTTTATCGGGGGGAACAACTTATATATCTCAACTTACATCAAAGGGTACTGAAACTTGGACTTTAACAGGTCAAACAACAGATAGATACCCAACATATTCTGCTTCAACATCTTTACCTGGTAGTCCAAACATTATTAGATTTACTCCTAATGCTACAGCAGGTTTAAGAAAAGGCTTGGTAGCATTTGATAGACCAGTTTTAACACATACTGGTTCTACTATCTTTATGGTTTGGTCTCAACCACCAGGAATATTAGGATTTACAAATCAATTATATTCAGGAAATACAAATGGTACTTTGTTCCAAGTTGGAAGTGATATTTTTGATAGATTACAATTTGGAATTATAAGTACAACAACGATTACTAATAATAATCTTTATCCACAGAGTTCAAGTCAAACTGTGAATGTACCAGCACCATTTTCAGCAACCAACCTAAATAATAAGTATTTGTTAAAAGTTGTTATGCCAGCAAATGCTGGTTTTGGAAGTTGGGAACTAAACCAATCAGGAGCGACCAGTACGACATTATTTACAGGAACAACAGTAAGTCCAAGATGGAATGCTATAAATCTTGGTCTTGTTTCTAACAACACTCAACAAATATACGGTACAAATACTAATATTGAATTGGCTGAAATAATGATTTATAATCAAGAATTATCATCAGCAGACCAAGAAGCAGTTGAACTCTATTTGAGAGATAAATGGAGGTATGATGAATGGGCTTCACCTGTTCCCACACCCACACCGACCCCAAGTCCTACGAGACCTTAAATATGAATATTTTATTTATTCTCATAGACGATAAACTTGACGCACACTATATCATAAGCGAAGATGCTGATAATAAGGAAATCACAAACTAACAATTTAATTGCGACTGTGTCTATGAATAAGACACTTCCAAATCCTTATTACCTTTTTTCGTTTCAACATATAGCGTCAAAGGAAAGGGTTAGTTTTTATCCACAGGTCATAACAAGTAATGTTCGTTATGATAAGTTCAGGTTTGTTGAAGCACCAACTACAAACCTTTCTGCCACACCACCTGAAGTTTTCTTTGAATACTTGGGTCAGTATTACTATTCCATTTATGAAAATATCACATCAGGTTCAACCGACATCGCACTTGCCTACAACAAATTAGAAAGTGGTAGAGCGTGGGTAATTGTCGGTGATGATAATACCCAAGAATGTTTCTTTGAACCTTACATTTCTAATGATGAAGATTTCTCACAGGTAATCTATGTAAGCGAGCAAGAAGAAGAATGTATCTATCCCACACCCACACCGACGACAACTCCTACGGGGACTATTGTGATAACCCCCACACCATCACCAACTTTTACAAGTACTCCTACTAACACACCAACTTTCACACCTACCCCTTCTTCAACACCACCTATGGCTTTCAACTCATTTATTGTAGCAAGTGGAAACACAGCAGTAGATGCTTGTAATAACTTATCATCAGGTATAACATTTACGGCTTATGCTAACATAGCAGGTGGTATGGGACAGTGTAGTCCTTGCTTACCTTTCAACTGTTTCCCTTGTGTGAATACGAGTGATACTTGGTGGTTAGATGCTGGTTTTACAATTCCTTTACCTGATATGTGGTTAGCAAATTACATAAATCCACCATCAAGTGTTCCTTCAAGACAACAGATAGTGGGACAACAGATACAAGGGGGAACTTTCACCAGTTGTTAGATATGGATAATTTAACTTTTTTAGATATTTATTAGTAATGAACGACAAAAACAAATACCAATTAGGAATACAAGAGTTCAACGCAGCCTATGTTCCACAGTATCAGGAAGTAATCCGTAATAAGCCGTGGGTCTTTTTTGGGGACGACAACCAATTTCCTAATCACCTTCTAACAGTATATCAATACTCACCTATTACTCGTGCTTGTGCTAACGCTACAATCTATGGTGTGAAAGGTAAGAACCTATTTGTGAAGGAAGGAGACCCTAATAGAATTGCGATGGCTAATCGTAGTGAAACTCTTTATGAGGTCTATGAAAAATGTGTTGTAGATAGAATTATTTTTGGTGGATTTGCTTTGAATATCGTAAAGTCAAATGATGGTGGAATTGCCGAGATTTACCATACTGACTTTTCAAGGTTGAGAGCAGGTAAAGAAGATATGTTTGGTAATGTTGGAACTTACTACTATTCTGTAGATTGGAAAGGAACACAAATCAACCCGCAGAAATGGAAACCTGTTGAACTACCAGCGTTTAATATGACTACCGACGAAAGCCCATCACAAATCTACTATGCGAAAAGGTACTCACCGATGATGAGTTATTATCCACCTTGTGATTGGATTGCTTCACTAACAACCGCCCAATTAGATATTGAGATAAGAAACTTCCATCTCAACAACACGCAGAATAGTATGATGCCAAGTATGGCGGTATCATTTACTAATGGTGTTCCAAGTGAAGAAGAACGAGATATTTTGATGCGTCAGTTGGAAGCCAAATATACATCAACAAATAACGCAGGTAAGATTTTTCTTTTCTTTAGTGAAAACCCTGAAACTCAACCTGTTATATCACCTTTGCCTAACAACGCAAGTGATGCTTGGTATTCAAATATGGCACCACAGATAGACCAAACAATTCTTACAGCGTGGGGTATATCATCACCGATGTTGTTGGGTATCAAAACAGAAGGACAACTTGGAGGTAGAACAGAAATGCTTGATGCCTACAATTTATTCTTACAAACAAGGATTATACCTATTCAAGAAGAAATCCTTGCTCACCTACAGAAACTTCTGTTCCTACGAGATAAACAACCTATTCATTTGGGAATAGAACAAAACCAAATCTTACCTGACGAAGAACAATCAAAGGTAGATATTAAAGAAGGAATATAATGGCTACAGTATTACTCATAAGTGAAACGAAACTCAAGGCGTATAGTACCCTACATCAAAATACGGATATGGCACTTTTGACGCAGGGGATTTATATGGGACAAGAACTCGGCTTACAGACGCTCATAGGAACTAAAGGTTATGATTACTATATGAACCTTGTAAAGTCAGTTCAACTTTCAGGTGGTAGTATGTCCCAAGCCGATAGTATAATGTTAAATGATTATATCGCTCCGTATCTCGTTCATCGGGCTTTCTACGAATTGATGCCTGAAATATATGCCCGTAAAATGAATAAGGGTATAATCGTGGGTCAAACAGAGCAGGGTGCGTCCATAGACATTAAAGGTATGTCTTACTTGAGAGAAATTGAAATGAGTAGATATGAGTTTTACGGACAAAGATTATTGGATAGAGTACAGGCTTATCCAAGTGATTATCCGTGGTACTATTCTTATACAGACAAAGATGGTATGCCATCAACATCACAAACTTATTTCGCAGGTATTCACTTCGCACCTGGTATGAGAAGACCACCAAGAAGAAATGATTGGTATAGAAACCTTCCGTATTATCAAGGCCCCGAATATGATGCTTGTGTAAATTGCGACTAACAAAATGACGAACGAAGTTTTATTACTAATATCAAACTCACTTACTGCCGTAGCCGCTTGGTTTGTGGGTAGAAGAAAGGTAAATGCCGATACGGACAACGCCGTTCTACGAAATCTTGAGATTTCTGTAAATCTTTATAAGACAATTATTGACGATTTGAAGGGTGAAATCCAAGCCCTAAACCTAAAGATACAAGATTTGGAAAAGAAAATAGACGAATTACACGCCGAAAACAAAATCCTAAAAAACAAACTAACAAACATTTAATATGCCTATCAAACCTGGTAAAAAAGAAACACAAGACGAGTTCATTTCCCGTTGTATCGGTGAAGAAATAAATGCTGGATACGAACAAGACCAAGCAGCCGCAATCTGTTATTCAAAGTGGGAAAAAGAAAGTATGGCTACAGAAGACATCACCGACCTTGTAGATGATGAAGAAACAGAAGTAGCACAGGGTTTTACTTATGCTACACCTGAAAGTCAGGACTTCGCAACATTACCTACCACAGATTGTATGGAGCGTCATAAGTCAGCAGGATATACCGAAGCCTATGCGAAGATGGCTTGTTCCAAACCAAAAGAGAATGACGGACAACAAGGGGGAGTAGTTGGAATGAGTGAAGCATTTGGTAGAAAGAAGTTTGAATATTCACCCAACGCAAAAGAAACACTAAATGAGTTTATGGCTCGTTGTATGGGTGATGATATGGTAAGAGAAAAGAAAAAGGATAGAGGTGTCCGTGCTGGTTTTTGCTACTCACAATATCAACAAAGATACATAGCATCGTTGGCTAAAGGTTGGAAGTAATCTTAAAATCGTATTAGAGGGTCTCCAGTCCTTCCAATTTCAATTATCTTTTCAAAATAGTATTATGACCTCACCAGAAAAAGAAGTCCTTAAAACGAAAGTATGCTGTGCCTGTAGAAAGGAAAAGGATATAACATCCTTCTATAGAAATATTATGATGCCTACAGGTTGGGAAGCAAGGTGTAAGTTATGTAAGAAGGATAAAGTATCTTGTAGGGCAAAGACCGATAGGTCTAAATCAGGAAGACCAAAACAGATGAGTAGTCCGCAGTTATGGAATGTTAAAAAAGAAGATTGGATTGAGACATACGACTTTCTAAAAACAATAGGTTATGATTTATCAGGTGATAAAACCATTCACGAACAATTCTGCGAGAAGTACAATCTAAAGCCAAGAAAAAGAATGTATGAAAAATCCATTCAATATTCACCAAAAGATTTGGGATTAGTTTGACTTTTCCCAATTTAATTCATATTTATTGTGAGGTAATAATGGGCGGATACATAACACTTGCGTTATTACACTTACGACTTACAAGGGGATAATCTACACAACAAGTCAGCACCAGCACAAAGGAAGAAGGTGTTTAGTAGATAGGTTGAAGGGTCAATCTAAAGTTGCTTCCAAGTTATAGTTTCCCTTGATACTATAACCTCCCAGATAAGCAAGGGTGGTGTCCTACCTGAAGTGAAAACTTTAGGATAGGAACTCACTTGCCAACCCGAAAGCAAGGAACCCTACGGGAATACAATTCTGGAATGCGCATCTGGAATACAATTTGACTTTATAATTTGGATTGTTTATTTTTTCAAAAAAAAGAAGATGAAAAACAATTACAACAATTTTGGGACAATTATTGAGCAACATTTCGTAAATGAGTTTGAATGGAATGATAAATCTTTCTATTCGTATTTAATCAGGTTTGAAGAGTATGATGGTTTATTCAGGATTATTCGTGAAACACAACACGAACAAGCACTCATAGGTGGAAAAATGTTATTCAACTATAGTGATAGTGATGATAAAATTACTGGATACAGAATTATTGGTTTTGATAATAAAGTGAAAAGAAAACCAAAAGGTGAAGATAAGGTTAAAGAATTATTGAGGAAGAGAAAAGAAATGGAATTGAAGAAAAAATAAAGGTGGATATATTAGCATTACAAATACTGATAGGATACTTTATAGCACTTATGATTGTTAGAAAAAAAAGAAGAGGTTGATTTTTTCTGGTAAAACAGATATTTATTTATATGAAACAGAAAGCACATAAGATTTTAGATTGTAAGTTGATAAAGGTTGAGAAGAAATATAACTCAACGAAACCGAGTAAGTTTTTCTATAATTTACATTTAGAAGAGATGGACGAGCCATTACTTGTTGAGACAGAACATCCTTTAGAACCAGGATTAGTAGGTCATAAGATAAAGTACAAACTCAACGCTGAAAACGAAGTAAGTGATTTTGAGTTTCTATAAGGACTTGGGGGGAGGTTTTTTATACACTCTTTAGTGTTCCCATTATTACAAACCATTCTTATTTTCCTCCCCCCTTTTTTTATGTTTCCAAAACAAGCAATATCACCCCTACTTGAAAGTGTAATTAGAGATAATCCTACCTTCAAGTTTCCTATTGAGTTTATCAATAAGGAACTAACCAATATGTTCCTTGAACCTTTGGAGTATGATTACTTTATGATACAGGCATACAGGAAACTAAAAAGGGAATATGGGGACACAATCGCACATATATTTTTATCCACACTTGAAATGAGGATGGGGTCAAAGGAAAAAGAGGTCTATGGACTAACTCTTCAGGAGTACCAAGAAAGAATGGAAAACTTCCTATCCACCCTTGAAAGATTATACATCACAAAAGTAGATAAGAGGTCTCCTGATGGTGAGATGATGTCTGCTATGATTTAAGACCCTTCAGGTAGTTTTTCAACTGACTTACATTATATCCAAGTCCAAGAACATTAAAATATTCATAGATGGAAATGTCTTTGATTTCTTGAAGTAATTGTTTTTTCATATTGTTTATTTTTCACAAAGTTAAAGAGTATTTCAATACCAACCAAATAAATTATGAACCTAAATACCATAATTCGTGGTTGGGGTTTTCTGTGTTGATATCTACAGTTTCAACGATATACTCATCGTATCCGTGGCTGGGTGAATAAATGTTGTGTCTTCTCATAGCCTGTTCTGCCAATTTTGTTCTAATCTGGCAACCATATTCAAATGGTGGCAATTCCTTTTTTGTTTTAAAACTGAATGTCTGTGGATAGTGGCAGATTGTAATTGTTTTCATATTAAATTATTTATATAACAAAGATAAGACAAAGAACACAAAAGTCAATACCCACAAAAAAATATTTTTTTTTTCTTATGTAGGACTTGACTTATGTAGATGTTGTGTTATACTTATTATACAGGGACACAAAAACACCCTAATAGAATATGAAAACTAAAGAACAACAAATGACTTCGCAAATGTGGGATGAGTTTAGTGGTCTATACGACACTATGGCTTCTTACTTCGGTGGTGATGATGTAATGTATTGGTTGAACCAGAAATCAACAGACATCAAGAAACTTGGATGGTTGAGAACGAATGTAAAGAGATTAGAGAAGTATAACAAACAAGGCAGACCTTCAGGTCTAACCCGTGGAGGAACAACTCTAAAGTTTGGTTAAACTTCAAGAAGGGGGTTCGCATTATCCCCCTTCTTTTTTTCCAAAAAAAATATTTCTGTAGGACTTGACTTATGTAGATGTTGTGTTATACTTATTATATGGAAACACAAAAAGAATATACAGAATGGCAACAGGTTTTAGTTTTTGAAAATGATACGGAATATGAATATGGTATAATTCTACCTCAATATTCCAGTACTGATATTTTTAGACAAAATCAATATAGAGTTCATATTTGGACTACTGTAAAACCGAAAGAAAAATGGGTATATGGATATCAACTCTGTCCAAGAGAAAATATTTAAAAAAATATTCCTGTAGGACTTGACTTTTGTGGTTCTTGTGTTATACTTATTATATGAAAACAAACAATATGAAAAAGAAGAATGTAAAACCTGAAGTAAAAATTGGTGGTGTAGTTAGACCAAAAGGTAAAACTAAATTATGGGACGCAAAGGTAATCAAGAAAGGAATAAAGATGGACGGACAAGAGTTTTGGATGATTGAACTTTGTTATGAATATTCATCACTAAAAGGGAAGCAACTTTGTTATAACGCAACCTGTCTAAAAAAAATCTAAAAAAAATATTCCTGTAGGACTTGACTTATGTAGATGTTGTGTTATACTTATAATATAACAAATTAAAAAAAAGAAAAATGGAAAACCAAATTAAAACAAAGTATTCAGTAGGACAGAAAGTTAGATTAAAGGACTTCGTAGATTGTTGGGGAATTATTACCGAAGTTGAACCTTGTATCTGTGTCGGTAATCATCTTGAAACATTAGATGTTTATACAATCAACTTCAATAACTGTAGTGGATTTGCCGCTGAAATGTTCCAAGGCAAAACTGATAAGTATAAATCAATCTATCTCACAAAATACAAATACAGAGGGTAATGAAAACTTATTACATATCAGCAGAAGAGTTTGACCTAATGACCGAAGAGCAGATAGACGCTCTAAATTGGGATTACTACTATTCCAAATTGGAAGATGAAAGAATAGAACAACACATCGCAGAAAAAGAAGCGATGGAAACAGATTATCAATATTGTAAATAAACCAAATAAAAAAATAGAAAAATGGAAACACAAGAAACAAGACAAGAAGCACTAATAGATGCTCTATGGGATGCTTACAACACATTAGATGAGTTGTATAGACCATTACAGATTGAAAAACTCAAATCAAAGATTGACGATGCTTTATCAATTTGGGGGTTAGAAAAAAATGAAGAGTATGAAAATAATTGGACTGATAGAGCAATCACCGCTCTTGATAATGTAGAAAAAATGAGAAGAGAATACCTAAAAACATTTACAAAGAAATAATATGGAACCAAAACAAGTCATCAAAGATTATAGTTCAGTAATCATAGCAAGACAATCAGCACTCAAAGCGACCCAAGCCGTAGTTGAAGCACACGGATTAAAAATCTCTATGAAACAATATATGAGGTTATTTGATAGGTTCTACGCATTCATAGAAAGTGGGGACAGAAGTTGGATTGATAATATGGATAAGTTCTTCAAGTTAGAAGAAAATAAAAACTTCAATAAAATATTTGGAAATGAATAATCAACAAGAAGTTTGGAAACAGATACCGATGTATCCAACATACGCAGCATCAAATCTCGGTAGAATAAAGAACATCAAGAAGGATAAGATAATGGCTCAAAGCAAAAACGATGTTATGAGAGATTATCAAAAGGTCTGTATATCATTTAGGAACAAACCTTACACCAAGAAAGTTTCCCGTCTTGTATGGGCAGCATTCAACGGGTGTGAATGTCCTGAAACAATCAATCATATTGACGGAAACCCACTCAACAACAACATAAATAATCTTGAATGTATCAGCAACGGAGATAATTGCCGCAAGAAGAATATTTATAGACAAAGGATAAACAAATATAACCTTGATGATAATATCCGTAGGGAAATCATACAGAAGTATTACAGCGGTGTATCTGTGTGGAACTTGGCTTTAGAATACAAAATCCCACCGAATTATCTATACACAACTTTTTCAAGAGGAAGTTGGAAACACTTATGTTGGAAAGAAGATACAGGGAATACAGAGACCTCGCAAAACGCATAACCAAAGGCGATGAAAGACATATTGACCTGCTACACGACATTCTAATAACACTTGAAACAAATGAGAAATGGAATAACCTACACACCAAAGAAGAACAAATGTATTACCTTACAAGAGCAATACAAAACCAATTCTATTCCAACAACTCAAAGTTTCAAAGAACATACAGGAAGTTTAACGCAGACATTATACCAGGTTTGGAAACATTAGAAATACCTGATGAACCATACACAGAGAGACCAAGTATTGAGTGGGTAAATGCTCTACTGGATAATGAACTACAAAACAACCCTGAAAACTGGTACAACATAGGGTTATTCAAATTGTATATGGAACATAGAAAGATTGAACCGATACACAAGAAAACCAGCATACCAAGATATTCAATAAGAGACACGATAAAACAAATGAAAGCGTGGATAAAAATTAAATGGGATGAAAGATGATAAAGTTAGATAAACACGATGTGGAACTTATAAAAGACCTCATCCAAAATACAGACCTATACCACAGAGAAATAGCAGAACTATTTGGAGTATCAAGAGGCCATATAACAAAGATAAAGAACAATAAAAGATGGAACTATGACTACGGACAACCAACCTGTGAAGCAAACAGAAGAGCCCTTGAAAGAAGAATTATTTTTTCAAGATAAAGAAAGAGATTGCGTGGAATGTGAAAAAGAAAAAGAACTTCAAGTATCATTTGGATTATCAACAAGACAAGAGTGGGATAACATAATGAACTTGATAAAGAAGTATGGACTATCAAGAGATGAAATAAACTATATCTATGGTTTTTACAATAGAGAGTTCAAAGACAAGAAATCTCCTGGCTGTGGTAAATGCTTCTATAACCTATGTAAAAATCTTGAGAAAAGATATAAAAATCTAATTTCTCAACAAAATAATCAATAAGAAACTCGCAATTATTCGGGTATTTCCATACCTGAAACAGAACGAGGGGGATTGGTCTTTCATATTCAAAAAGTGGGGGAGTTGTAATCTTTTTACAATTTCCCCATATTTATTTAATAGGGTAATGTATTATTTTTCTATTTATTCAACCATAAAAATTACCCTGACTAATTAAAAACTAATGGCGAAATCTAAATCACCCTTGAGTAGTAGGAAGACAACCTTTGGAAAAAGGAAAGGTGGTAAGGCTGTGAAGTCATACAACAAACACTCAAGTAAATCCACATACCATAAACAACAAGCAAGAAGACAGAAATGATATTAGAAGGAGATTGTTTTGAACTAATCAAGGGACAACCCGACAATAGTGTTGATTTAATAATCACATCCCCACCATACGCAGACATAGTCAATTATGGTAAGAACATATCAATCAAAAAACCTAATGAATATGTGGATTGGATTATACCCCTTTTTCGTGAGATTTACAGGGTTCTAAAACCGAGTGGTAGTTTCATACTAAACATAAATGATAATTGTTCTAATGGGGTTAGAAATACCTTTATTTACGATTTAATCTCAACAAACAATAAGGAGACAAAATTAAAACTTTACGACACTTACATTTGGCACAAAAGAAATGGAATACCTAATGGTAGTCCAAAGAGATTTAGAAACAACACAGAGTTCATATTTCATTTTGTTAAAGACCAAAAAAAGTTAAAGTTTTATATGGAACGGGTATTGGAAGATGAAAAAAGAGAAACCACAGAAAGATATGTTAGGGGGAAACTCACAGACCCGACAGGTCAATCCGTAGATGGAATAAGAACAAGAAAAGTGAGAATAAAAAAGTTTAGATATACTAATATGAAAGTTGATGAAAATGGATTTCAAGACAATAAATATGTGTATAGAGAGATGCCTAATAAAGTCAGACCTGATAATGTATTCAGGTTTTCAACAGCAGGAGCAGCGAGAGATAACCATATCAAACATCCAGCACCATTCCACAAAGAATTACCATCATACTTTATCAACTTACTAACAGATGAAAATGATTTGGTGATAGATGTATTCGCAGGGATTGGAACAACAGGATTAGCCTGTAAAGAATTAAACAGACAATTTGTCGGTTATGAATTGAACCCCAAGTATGTTGAGTTCGGTAATAAGAGAATAAGTGGTGAAGAACTTGAAAAGTTAGTTATAAATCAATTTGACGAAAATGGAAACTTCATAAGAACATTTAATTCATTATTAGAAATTGAAAAACATTTTAACAAACCTTGTGTAAATAACATAAAAAACATACTCCGTGGTTATAAAAGAAACTTTACACTATGGGGGTATGAATGGAAACTTGAACCTGAATATGTGCTCAATCAATATGACCTTGAAGACAACCTATTAAACACATTCACATCAATAGGACAAGCCGAAAAACATTTGGGACATACAACACACAACCACATAGAAGATTGTTTGAGAAAAGGAAATCAAACATCCTATGGGTATAAATGGAAATTGGAAAAGAACAACTATGCCAGAAAGTAAGAAGCGTGGAGGAAAGAAAGCCCACAACAAACGAGTTAAAGCAAGAAATAAAAAACTTGAAGGAAAATATTGGGAGTTTGAAATGCTCAAGAAAAAGATTTACGAAGAAGCAAAAGAGCGCTACGAACAAGAACAACTAAACAAAGAAATTAAAATTACAACAGATGACGGACATAATAATTCCTGATGATGAACTACCCCTAACACCAGTAGCACCAAGACCAGCAGGAAGACCAAAAGGTTCTTATGCTAAAAAGATGACTGATGTTGAAAAAAGAACATTCATCAATAATGCTGCTCGTGAGATACTTGAAAACCATTTATCCTATGGTGAGTTTGTGAAATGGGCAAAGGACACATCAAACCTATCCAAATCACAGGCGAACGAATATTGGGGTAGAGTCTGGGTATTGCTGAAGAAGAAGTTTGAACTTGAGAAAGACAAGTTGGTATTGAAACATACACAGAAGTATTGGGACATATACGAACAAGCACTTATTCAAGGAGACCTTACAAACGGAAGACAAGCATTAAATGACTTGGCTAAATTACAAGGGTTAAATGAACCCGACAAAGTCCATATAACAGGGACATCAATTAAACTAAACTTTGGGGAACCACAAGAGTAATGAATTACCTACAAGAGTTACTAAACAGAACCCTAATAAAAAACTTTGATGCGGGTACCAATAACTTTGAGCACGTCCTTACATTCTTTTCAATTGCTTTACAAATAAGAGCTAAGAATATATTGGAACTTGGTGTTAGAGAAGGTGGTTCAACATTTCCATTTCTTGTAGCATCAAAAGAGTTGGGGGGACATACAACATCAATAGACATCAATACCCCAATCTTTTATTGTCCTGATGACCTTAGACCATATTGGACTTTTATACAGACAGACGCAATAACTTACCTACAGTCAATTACTGAACCCAACTATGATTTAATCTATGTTGATGACTGGCATTCAGCATTACAGGTTAGAACGGAACTTGAAATTATAG